CTACGACAAAGCAGGACTTGAACACCGCATACGCAACTCTATGTACTTTGCGGACGAGGTATGGACAACGCAGAAGTATTTAGCCGATAAAATCAAGAAGCTAAATAAAAACGTAGTTATCATTCCGAACGGCCTTGACCCCGCAGACCCGCAATGGCAAATAACACGTGAGCCGTCAGACGAAATGCGCTTTGGTTACGTTGCGGGCATAAGCCACTTACCAGACCTATTGCAAAACAATATAGACCTCTCAACAGTTGAATCCTACGTTGCCGATATTGGCGGCTACGTTGAAGCCAGCCGAGCAAGATACAAGCTCGAAACAATGCCCCCGAACGAATACGGAGCAATGTACCAAGCGTTTGACGTTGCGCTTGCTCCACTTATCCCAAGTGAGTTTAATCGCTGCAAATCGAATCTAAAGATGGTTGAGGCGGGATTCGCTGGTTGTGCGTTAATTATTAGTGACGTAGCACCTTACGCCCAACACCTAACCGACAAGAACTGCGTAAAGGTTGCCCATAAAGGAGACTGGAACAAAGCGATTAAAGAACTCACAAAAGAGAAAGCGTTTGACATCGCCCTTCAACTGCACGAGGATATGACAACCAACTTCAATATACACGACTTTAACGACATTCGTTTAGAACGCCTGCTGAAATGAAACACTACCAAGAAATAGACGGCTGGTTTAACCACGAAGCAGCATACGACTACCTAATATCCCAAATGCCAGAGGGAGGTACATTCGTGGAACTTGGTGCTTGGCTTGGTAAGTCCTCGGCCTACCTATGCGACAAAGCAACAGACAAACAAATAACAATCATTGACACTTGGAAGGGTTCACCAAACGAACTCACCACAACACACAAGCTGGCGACAGAGGTAGACATATACCAAATGTTCAAGGCCAATATGGGAGAACGCAAATACAAATCCATTAAGGCCACTTCTAAAGCTGCTTCCAAGAAGTTTGCAGACGAATCTTTGGACGTTGTGTTTATCGACCTAACGCATACCTACGAAGCCGTAAAGGAGGATATTGCTCTATGGCTACCCAAGGTAAAAAAAGGCGGATATTTAGCAGGAGACGACTACCACGAGAACTGGCAAGGAGTAATTCAAGCGGTAGACGAGTTACTACCGAATCGTATCTTGATTGCTGACTGCTGGTTGTATTGTAAATAAAATAAAAAGGAATGCAAATAGTACCAATTACCCAAGTGGTTCCCAATACGAGCAACCCACGAATTATCAAAGACGATAAATTCAAAAAGCTCGTAAAGTCAATTAAGGAGTTCCCCGAGATGCTAAACCTTCGTCCTATTGTTGTGGATGCGGATATGGTGGTACTCGGAGGGAATATGCGTTTGAAGGCGTGCCAAGCCGCAGGGCTTAAAGAAGTGCCGATTATTGTTGCCGACCAATTAACCCCAGAGCAACAGGCGGAGTTCATAATCAAGGACAACGTGGGCTTCGGTGAATGGGACTGGGATATTTTAGCGAATGAATGGGATGCTGCTTTAATGACTGACTGGGGCTTGGATATTGGCGGCTTCGACTTGAAGGCGGAGGAGTTTGGCGAGGAGTTTTCGCTACCCGATGGGGATAAGTCACCCTTCCAGCAAATGACCTTTACGCTTGCAGATGAGCAGGCAGAGCAGATAAAGAACGCTATTGCGGATATAAAAGCAACAGACGACTACAAATACTGCGAAACCTTTGGTAACGAGAACTCAAATGGAAATGCACTCTATTTAATTATTATGCAATGGGCAGAGCAAAGGAAATAGTCGTTAAGGTAATCCCAGCAAAGATTGCCAACGAGTTCGTAAAGAAGCATCACTACTCTGGAAAGGTCGTTCCAAACAGCACGCTGCACTTTGGCGCATTCCTTGATGATAAGCTGCACGGTGTTTTGAGTTATGGCACTCCGATGGACAAAAGAAGGGTAATGCCATTGGTAACTCCTTCTCTATGGAACGAAATGCTGGAACTTAACAGAATGGCCTTTGATGATTATTTGCCAAAGTATAGTGAGAGCAGATGTATTGCAATCAGCATACGACTTCTGAAAAAGAATGCTCCCCACATTAAATGGATTCTTTCATACTCTGACGGAACTCAATGCGGAGATGGTACAATATATCGTGCAAGCGGTTTCGTTCTAACTGGAATCAAGGAAAATAAAACTATATTAAATTGGAACGGTAAAATAATAGCGGATAAAACCCTAAACAATTCAAACTATAAAAAACTTGGATTCAGTGCCTCGGCTGCAAAAAGAGACGGGGCTACGCCATTGAACGGTTATCAGTTAAGATATATTTACTTAATTGATAAGAGCTGCAAAATAAACGCAAGCATCATTCCATTTGATAAAATAGACGAACTTGGAGCTGGTATGTATAAGGGGCAAAAAATAACCCTCCAAGAAAGGAGGGCTACTTTGAGCGAGGAGGTCGATTTGAACGCCACTTCTTGATTGGAATACCAAGCGTGCAACCATTACACTTCCCTCGCAGGTGAAACAAATATAAAACAAAGATTTAGATGGACAAAACTGTACAGCATAAAAAGGCAATGCTCGATGCGTTGGAAAAATCGTTGGGGGTAGTTACCTCGGCTTGCAAGACGGTTGGCATTGGTAGAACTACGCACTACCTTTGGATGGATAGCGACCCAGAATACAAAGCAGCAGTCGATTCAATCGCAGACGTTGCTATTGACTTTGCAGAAAGCCAGTTACATAAACAAATCAAAGAGGGTAACTCCACCGCAACCATTTTCTTTCTTAAAACCAAGGGGAAGAAGCGTGGCTACGTTGAGCGTCAGGAAATCGATGCGGTAGGCGGTAAGTTATTCCAAATAGAGGTACTTGGAGAAGATACGAACGAATAAGGTATTTAACCACCTGCAACGCAGCAAGAAGAAGATTGTTGTTGAGCAAGGCGGTACACGGAGTGGGAAAACTTACAATATCCTGCTCTGGATTATCTTTGAATATACCTACCGAAATACAGGCAAGACCATCACCATTTGCCGTAAGTCGTTCCCATCGCTTCGGGCTTCGGTTATGCGTGACTTTCTCGACATCCTACGTGCCTACGAATTGTACAACGAGGACTACCATAACAAGTCAAGCAACGAATACCACCTAAACGGAAACCTTGTTGAGTTTATTTCGCTTGACCAGCCCCAGAAGATACGTGGCCGTAAACGGAACTTGCTTTACATAAACGAGGGTAACGAGTTGTTTTACGAAGACTGGCAGCAGTTGGTATTTCGTACCGATGGGCGTATTATTATTGACTACAACCCCTCCGATTCGTTTCACTGGATTTACGACCGAGTTATACCCCGTGAGGATTGCGACTTTTACCAAACAACGTACAGGGATAACCCATTCCTCGACAAGTCTATTGTAGACGAAATCGAACGCTTACGAGACACGGACGAGGACTACTGGCGTATCTACGGCTTGGGTGAGCGGGGAATGTCAAGAGCGACCATCTTTCAGTTCGGGCAATCTGAAATACCACAAGATGCAAAACTTATATCCTATGGACTTGACTTTGGTTACACCAACGACCCAACAGCACTTGTGGCCGTTTACCAGCTGGACAACAACCTATATCTTGACGAACTCATTTACCGAACTGGACTCACGAACAGGGACATTCATTCCCACTTTCAGTCGTTCAGTTTAGATAGGCGAGACGAAATCTTTGCCGATAGCGCAGAGCCAAAGTCCATCGACGAGCTGCATCGCTTTGGTTGGAACGTAAAGCCAACTGTAAAGGGAGCCGATTCGGTTAATGCTGGTATTGACATTCTCAAACGGCACAAGTTGTTTGTATCGCCACGGAGCAGCAACCTAATCAAAGAGCTTCAAAACTACAAATGGGTCGAAGACAAGAACGGAAACCTTCTTAATAAGCCGATAGACGCATTCAACCACGGAATAGACGCTGCACGTTACGCAGTAGCCAATAAGTTATCTAAACCAAACTACGGTCGCTATAACGTCCGTTGAGTTATTTACCTATGGAACTGAAATTAGTAGTACCTACGTCCTTGGACGAAATTACGTTGGAGCAATACCAACGCTTTGCCCGCATTGAAGGAGATGAGGAATTTCGCCAAAAGAAGATGCTCGAAATCTTTTGCCAAGTTCCTTTCTCGGAGTTGCCAAAGGTTCGCCTTGTGGACGCTACCAACGTCCTAACCGTATTAAGCAAGACGCTAAACCAAAAGCCAGACCTCACCAAGTTCTTCGAGCTGAAGGGAACCAAGTACGGATTCATTCCTGCACTTAATGATATTTCATTGGGTGAGTTTGTAGACCTTGACAACTATATGAAGGACTGGGCCACGATGCACCGAGCTATGGCGGTATTGTACCGACCCGTCACCAAAGAGAAGGGCGAACGCTACGACATCGAGGACTACACGCCAGACGAAGGCAGGGAGGAACTGTTTAAGCAGATGCCCGTATCGGTTGCCTTGGGTGCGATGGTTTTTTTTTATCGTTTAGGGAACGTATTAGCGCAACATACACTAAACTCTTTGGCGAAGGAAGCGAAGACATCTACACAAGGGAGGCGCAGTTCGGACAACGATGGGGATGGTATTCCAGCATCTATGCTTTGGCTAACGGAGACGTCACAAAGTTTGAAGCAGTCACTCGACTACCTATTCATCAATGCTTGACCTACCTAACCTTTGAGAAGGAGAAGAACGAAATCGAAATGCAAAAATTAAAGTTATGAGGAGTTTCTATCAAGCTACCGAGAAAATAAACGACTACCTAACCAGTCACCCGCTAGTAAAGGTGGTTACGTTTGGCGACATCTTCGACGTGGACTTAAACAAGCAGACCATCTTTCCGCTGGCGCATATTATGGTGAACCAAGCCACGTTCTCCGACCACGTAATTCGTTTTAACGTATCGGTTCTTGCTATGGACATCGTGGACGAAACGAAGCAAGATTTGAGAAACCAAAACGAGCCATTCTTCGGGGTAGACAACCAGCAGGACATCTTGAACACGACCCTTGCAATCTTGAACGGCCTGCAATCGCAGTTACGCCGTGGCACGCTGTACTCGGACAAATACGAAATCGAAGGAGACGTAAGTTGCGAGCCATTCACGGAAAGGTTCGAGAACTTGCTTACTGGTTGGAACCTAACCTTTGACTTGATTGTACCAAACACTGAAATTAGTATTTGTTAATGGCAAGGCAGGAGTTGGTCGAGGCGGTTCTTAATAAATTCGCAAAGCGTGTAATTCAACAGGCGAGGCAAAATCTTACCAAGAAGAAAAAGAACGCTTCTAAAGAGCTTTACAACTCGTTGGACTACGACCTATCCGTAGGCCCTAATTCGTTCTCCCTGACCTTTGAAATGGAGGACTATGGGGAATACCAAGACAAGGGTGTAAGCGGTGTCAAGCGCAAGTACAATACACCGTACAAATACACCAATAAGATGCCACCACCCAAGGCATTCGCTCAATGGGTAGTCCGCAAAGGCCTTCAAGGCATCCGAGACAAGCAGGGGCGTTTTGTCCCACGGAAGTCGCTGCAATACTTGATAGCAAGAAGCGTGTACAACAATGGCATAAAGCCGAGTTACTTTTTTAGCAACCCCTTCAAGGTGAACTTTAATAAACTACCAAAGGAATTAATCGAAGCGTTTGGCCTTGGCCCAGACGACTTCCAAGCATTTACACGTAAATAATGTCAGCACCAGTAGCCACCTTTCCCGCCTCGTTACAGTTAACAAGGTCGCCTATCTTCATAACGCTAACCAAGGGGAGTGCCGTTAACGACGGCCTCGTTGACGCTACGCTTGTTCTGCGTGTGTTTACTGGCAGCAGCGCAACAAGCCCAACGGCAGACTACACGCTATTCAAGACAAGCATCGACGATGCGCCTATTACGTTTGAAATTAGCGACCTTATTCGGGAGGAAATTGCTTCGGTATTGAAAAACGGCGCAATTAGCGACTGGGAGACGGCAACAACCGAAGTGGTATGGTGCAAGTTTACTCTTTCGTCTAACTACGTGAATGCAGGAACGCCTGCGTCTGGTGTAATCCAAAGCAACCAGTCCTTCTTATGCTCGGATGGGTGGCTACCATTTACGCAGCAGTCGGGAGGCATTGTTGCGGGCGCTGGTCTGTTGACCAACCGAACGATGCAAGTTTTCAGCGGTTATGAGCAATCGCTTCCCGCTTTGTACGACACCAACACCGACCTTAACGGAGTTCTGTACATCGTAAACGGAACCGACTATTTTTACGTGCTATCTGACGAGTTGGGCTTTGCCAACACCAGCACGGAATCCACGCAAAAGGTAATCTACATTCCAGCAGGCCCCGCAAGCATAGATTCGTTCTTGGGGGTTATACCAACCGAGGACTACACTATTTCGCTTATTAGCGACAGCGCAGCAGTCAATTACAAAGCACGAGTAGAAGCCGATGGCGGAACGTGCGAAGGATTCGCCTGCTTGCGTGCTGCTCTTGCCGAATTGGGCTACGAGGAAAACGCTACCGATTACAATTACGAGCTGGTATGCGAACCTAAATACACACCTGTCCGCCTTACGTTTATTAACCGCTTTGGCGTTAGCGACTTTGTTACGTTCTTCAAGGTCTCAACAAGAAGCGGAGCCGTAACACGGGAAAGCTATATGCCGCAGTTGAACCAGCCGTTTAACGTTTCGCAACAAGTGCAGTATCGTAATTTTGACGTCAATAGCCGTGAAACGATTGTACTAAACACGGGATGGGTGGACGAGAACTACGACGACGTTATTCGTGAAATCCTTATGAGCGAGAAATGCTCCATCAATTACGAAGGAGTAGAGTTCACAGTTAATCCGCAAGATACTGGAATACAATACCTTAAGGAGGTTAACGACCGAAACATTAATTACACCTTGACGTTTGATATTGCTTGGGACATCCGAAATAACGCACGATGAGAAACAAGGTTACTATTTTTGTAGGTGAGCAAGAGCTTGACGTATTCCAAGACGAGGACATTACGATTAACCTATCCGTCCAAAACATTCAAGACATAAGCAAGGTCTTCACTGACTTTACACAGGGGTTTAGCGTTCCTGCTTCGCCTCGTAACAATGCCATCTTTGAACACTACTACCGCACGGATATTGTTGGTGGTGCTGACTACCGATTAAGAGCCGATGGACGCATTGAAATCAACGGGTTGGTATTTCGGTATGGCTCTATTGAATTGGAGGGAGTACAGATGCGCAAGAACGCTCCGTATGCTTACGATATTACGTTTTACGGATTGCTGGTTAACCTTACCGATATTTTCGGGGAGGACTACTTGTACGACCTTGAAGGGTTGTCGGATTACAACCACGACTACGACCAGCGACAGGTTTACAATGGACTTGTAGGCACGTTGCTTGACCCAGTGCGTTATCCGCTTATTTCAGCGAAGGA